ATCGTTTCTTCGCTAGGGAAAAGGCTGCGCACATGGAAAGGTGTATTACATCAGGCACGCTTATCGCTGAGTCTTATAAGGCTCGCTATGCGGCTGTTGGTGTTACTTTTCTCACTGGTGCTCTAGCCTTGGGTGTCCTTTTCAAGTCAATGTTTGTTGTCTCACAGATTGCCCTCAATTCCGAGGATAAGACTACTGTGGATACTCAGCCTCAATTGGTTGAGAAATTGACTGTTAAAGACAATCATGATTGTGCGGATGTCTCATTTGTAGACCCGCCAAAGCAGACCAATTCTGACAACCTGGGTTACTTCATCAATAAGCCCAGACCCGCTAACACCGCGAGGACTATGACTCCTGCGCAGGTTATCGCGGAAATCGGAAAAGGTATTGCCACCGCTACCATCAAGTTCGACGGAAAGACGAGCATCGTTAAGTCCCTACCTATGGGCTCGGAACGCTTGATTCCCCGTCACGCTTTGAATATGGAAGGCAACCAGGATATCATCATCCAATACAACGGAAGCCAGGGTGCTGACTACAAGAACATGGATTTGCCCGTGTCTCACATTCAGCCCTTGGTTAAGAAGACAGGACTCTTTTCTTCTAAAGTCCTTGACGCTGCCGTTGTCCACCTCCCTAATGCACCCCCGGGCAAGGATTTTTCGAAATACCTTGCTGAACCGGGAACCCTGCCTGCACAGGCCGGGTGCTTGTACATTCACAAGGATTGCGAGTCTGGAGAATTCAAGGAGATCCAAGTGCGTGCTCGCATGCTCAAGGACCCTATTCGATACCAGACTGCCACTGGGTTTGAAACTCAGATGGTTTATGAGTGTCAATCTAGGGACCACTTCTCCACTGATGGAGATTGTGGCCAGCCACTGATTTACAACAACGCGATCATCGGGATCCACATTGCTGGAAATTCATCCAACACGTGGTATTGCCTTGCTATAGATAAATCAACTATCAGCAGCGCACGGAATGCTTTGAAGCAGGAGAACTCAATTTTTGTCGCCTCCACTCCGCCCGAACCGGTGTTCAAGAACAACAAGAAGGAGCTCAGCATCATAGACGGTGAAACTACATACGTCCAAGATTCGCTGAAGACTCCTGTCTCTCACATTGTCTCCCTAGGTGTCGTCGTTGACGCCGCCTGCAGAAAATACAAGCCTCGTGCAGAGGATTATTACTTTCGTAATGGGAACACACAAGTGGAGGAGGAGTTCGGTGAACTGTCGTCCAGGCCCCCTAAATTTGTCAACGGGACTGATCAGATTAACACCACTCTCTTGAAATTCAACACACCCAAAATGGGCCTGCCTATCGGTTTGATGGACCAGGCCATGGATGATTACATGTATGGTGCGACGTGCACCGGGAGGTCTTTGTCTCAGGTCGCTAGCGACTTGGAGGCCGAGTCTCCCGGATTCTTCTCCGTGCGCTCCCTTGCCGAAGCCCTTGATGGCGACGGCACTGGGATTGTGCGAGGCATGAACAACCAGACTTCGTCTGGTATCTGCTACGGGGGAAAGAAGACCAAATATATGGTCGTCGATGAGGCCGGAGACCCTGTAGTCCCCCGCGTGCTCGATCCAGAGATCGAGGGTGATATTCTCGCTCTTGAGAACTCTTGGCGCGGTGGACAGGGTACGTTCGATCCATTCGTGCGTGCTTCTAAGACAAATGAAGTCCTTCCCTTAAAGAAGGCATATGAAAAGACTCGTTCTGTCTATGGTAACGACATGGCGTTCTTCATTGCTGCTACTCGTGGTATTATTCCACTTAAGCATGTTCTGAGGAATCAAATGACATCAGAGTGCTTTGTAGGCATTTCGGCCCAGTCCATTGACTGGTCGATGCTGCACTCTTACGTAACCAATGACGGGGAATTCACTTTGTTCGTGTGCGGAGATTTCTCTGGTTTCGACACCCAGCTACCCAAGGC